AGGCTCTATGATAAAAGCGATAAAATTCGCGCGCTTCTTGGAAAGGTCAAAGAGGGGACTGCCACATTCACAGAGGCGCAGCAGTATTCGCTGGAGGTGTCCCGCCTGATCGGCGCCGCCTATGAAAAGCACATTTCTTCGGCGGTTTTGCCGGATGGGCGGATGTACTACAACATCGCCTCCCGCCTGATTCCGGATACCCTGGACGAAAACTACAAAGCCGTTTCCGACTATGCCGTGGAGGTTCTGAAGAAACTGAACGAAAACGCCAGAATCGGCCTGAAAGCCAAGGCGGCGGAAAAAGACGCGGACAGGATCGAGGGGCTTGTAAATCTGGCATCCAGCACAGAGCAGTACGACGATGTATCCAAGAAACTGCTGACGGCCTTTGAGAATTTCAGTCAGAGCATTGTGGATAAGACCATTCAGACCAACGCAGATTTGCACTATAGGGCTGGGTTAAACCCGAAGATTATTCGGAAATCAGAACGGAAATGCTGTGAATGGTGCGCAAATCTGGCTGGCGAATATGATTATCCGACGGATATGCCGGATGACGTATTTCGCCGCCATGAGAATTGCCGATGCACCGTGGAATATGATCCGGGCAGCGGGAAACGCCAGAATGTGCATACAAAAGGGTGGACAGAAAGCACAGAAGATGCTAAGATAGAGGCAAGAAAAATTCTGGGTTTGCGGGTAAATCAGACGGCTGTCCGGGAATTGAGCGGTCATGCGGTAGATCAGATGGCAAATCGCAATGTCACCGTGGAAGCCATCCAGGATGCAATCCTGAATCCGTTGGATATTAAACCCGTGAAATATGATGACCAGGGACGCCCGTCCTTTACGGTGATAGGGAAAAAGGCTACCATTGCAATCAATCCGGACACGGGAACCATCACAACTTCCTATCCAACCCATAGCAAGACCGCCAAAAAGCTGATGAAGGGAGAATGAGTGTCTATGAAACTGAATTTGACCGTTTCTGAGATCAACGCACTGTCCTCTGCTGGAATCTCCTTCCGGGAAGACGGCGAATACTCCGAGGATGAGGCGCTGGAGCTGCTTGAACAGGTCAGAGAAGCCGAGGTTTCCATGGCGCAGTTTACCTCCGGGGATCAAAAAAAGCTGTTCGACACATACGCCGCCATAGGCGACAAGCTGTTTGCTCAGATTCCCGAGGAATAGTCAAAAATATCGGAGAAGCACGATGCAGTTTTGCACCGTGCTTTTTTCGTGCGCAAGGAGGTCACAATGCCAAAAGTACGCAAAGGCCGGCAGACCCCTACAAAATCCATTGTCTTACCATACGCCGAGACGCGCGGGCAAGAGGCTATCGATCTGTATAACGGCAGCGGACGCACCGCTCAGGAGTGGCAGGAGCTGCTGACATATGACATTCTTGCCATCAACACCGACGGCCTGTGGGTACACACCAAATACGGCGAGGAAATTCCCCGCCGGAATGGTAAAAACGAAGTCGTGGTCATTCGGGAAATGTTTGGACTTACCCACGGGGAGCGAATTCTGCATACCGCACACCGCACGACCACAAGCACATCGGCCGCCCGCCGCCTTGCTGCCCGCCTGGTGGGAGCCGGCTATGAAGAAGTCGCCCGTATCAAAAAGGGCGAGAAATACGATAAGCATTTTACATATACCAAGCAGCTGGGCATGGAGCGCATTGTCCTGCTGGGGGAGGGTGGCGGCACAATCGATTTCCGCACCCGTTCGTCCTCCGGTGGCTTGGGCGAGGGCTTCGACCTGCTCGTCATCGACGAGGCGCAGGAGTATACCGACAATCAGGAAACGGCGCTGAAATACGTGGTTACAGACAGCAAAAACCCGCAGACCATTTTCTGCGGAACGCCGCCCACGACCGTATCAGCCGGTACAGTATTCACCAAAATGCGGAGCGCCGTATTGCAGGGGGAAACCACAAATACAGGGTGGGCAGAGTGGTCGGTCGATGAAATGACAGACCCCGGCAACAAGGAAGCGTGGTACGAAACCAACCCATCTCTGGGGACGATTTTAACAGAACGTGCCATTCAGGATGAAATCGGCACGGATAAGATTGATTTCAACATTCAGCGTCTGGGGCTTTGGCTCAGATATAATCAAAAATCCGCCATCAGCAAACGGGAATGGGAGGAATTGCAGTGCAAAACTCTTCCGGAACTTTCCAGCAAGCTGTTTGTCGGCATCAAATACGGCCACGACGGAGACAGTGCGGCCATGTCCATCGCTGTCAAGACCGGCGACGGCCGTATTTTTGTTGAGGCCATTGACTGCCGCCCGCAGCGTGCAGGCAATGTCTGGATTTTGGATTTTCTGGAAAAAGCAGATGTGGACAGCGTAGTGGTCGATGGTGCCAGCGGACAGGAGTTGCTTGCATCCGACATGAAGCGCCGGAAGCTGAAAGCGCCGAAGCTGCCGACGGTGAAGGAAATTATCATGTCCAATTCGGTGTTTTCCCAAGCGGTTGCCATGAAGACGCTGTGCCATATGGGGCAGCCTTCTGTGGTGCAAATCGTCAGCAACTGTGAAAAGCGCGCCATCGGCTCCAATGGCGGCTATGGTTTCAAGTCCATTCTGGATGGCGCCAAGGTGGAGCTGATGGACAGCATGATTCTGGCGCATTGGCTTTGCGGGAGCAAGAAGGAGCGCAAAAAGCAAAAAATCAGCTACTGACCGGAATTTCCGGTGGTAAATATATCATTTTCAGGAGGTACATATGGAATTCACACCCATCAACACCCAAGAGGAATTTGACGCCCGTGTTGCAGAATTGTACGGGGACGTCAATGACCTTCAGGGGCAGATCACCACACACACGCAGACCATTGAGCAGCTGCAGGGGCAGATCAAGGGCTATGAAACTGCCGCGCTGAAGCAGCGGATTGCCCAGGAGAAGGGCATCCCTGCCGAAATGGCCGCCCGTCTTTCCGGTGAAACGGAGAAGGACATCCGGACGGATGCCGACGCCATGGCCGCCATGATCCGCACGATCAAAGGCCCCGCGCCGCTGCACGATCCCATGGAAAAGGATCCTGACCCCAAGAACGCAAATCTGACCAACATGCTTCATGAACTGAGAGGAGAGTAAATTATGGGAACGAAAACAGCTATGGGAAGCAACTTCAAGCCCGAAGTCGTAAAGGAGGTATTCTCCAAGGTCAATGGCCATTCCAGCATCATCAAGCTGGCAAAGAAAATGCCCGTGGCATTCAGCGGAAACGATATTTTTACGTTCAGTCTGGACGGTGAGGCGGCGATCGTGGGCGAAGGCGCCCAGAAGCCCGCCGGCACCGCGACTGTGGCCCCCGTTTCCGTCACCCCCGTCAAGGTCGTGTACCAGCACCGTGTTTCCAATGAGTTCATGAGAGCTTCTGAGGAAAAGGCGCTGGGAATGCTTCAGGCATTCACAGACGGTTTCGCTATGAAAATCGCCCGAGCAATCGATATCATGTCTTTCCATGGTGTCAACCCGGCCGACCTGAAAGCGTCTGACAAGATCGGTACCAATCACCTGGACACCGTTACCAGCGTCACTTACACCGACGGAAAGCCGGAGGATGCGCTGAACGCTGCCATTGCCGTGATCGGGGACAACGACGTCAACGGCTATGCTCTGAGCAAGGCGTTTGCGACCGCGCTGGGCAGCTACAAGGAGAACGGCGTCAGTCTGTATCCTGAGTTCAAGCTGGGTGCCAACCCCGGCAAACTGGTGGGTACTGCGTGCGACGTAAACAGCACCGTCAACAAGGGCAACGCCGATGCGCTGGCCTATGTGGGCGATTTCGAGAACGCCTTCCGCTGGGGCTATGCGGATGAAATCCCTATGGAAGTCATCCAGTACGGCGACCCTGACGGTCAGGGCGACCTGAAGCGCACCAATGAGATCGTTCTCCGGGCGGAAGCCTGGATCGGCTGGGGCATTCTGAACAAGGATGCTTTTGCCAGAATCGTGAAGCAGCAGACGCAGGCGGACCAGAAGGGATAAGGAGGAAATCATGCGTTACCGCAATGTAAAAACCGGAGACGTGATCGATTCCCCGTGTGTCATTTCCGGTAGTAACTGGGAACCCGTGGAGGAAGATACTGCTGTATTCCCCGACGATGACGCTGCCGTGGCGGAGGTCTCCGAAGAAAAGCCTCCCAGACCCCGCCGGGGTAAGAAATAATGGCAGCCGCATATGC